AGACTTAAAGATGTATTTGGAATTCTAGGACTTTCCAGGAAATTTGAAACCTATTTTCTTCCCAGCAGAATGTTTTGGGATGACTAATCAATAGCAAAAGACACCTCGCAGCTGGAGAATGATGCTCTCGTTGCGAGGTGTTTTTGCGTAGGTGCTTATGCCTTTATTTCCGCACCGTTTTTGAAGGTGATCCGCACATCGTCTGCGGAGTAGACGGTCATAAAATCCACCAGTCCGCACCAGAGGTTTGTTTGAAAATCGGTGACCAGTCCGTCCTGCTCCCGGAGAACCTTGAGGAACTCCTCAATAGTGCCTCTCCGTGCCTTTTTATCGGCGATCTGCTCGGTGATGGCACCCAGTTTGACTTTAGCTTCATCGTAGCGGTGGACCAGTCCGTCATAGCGTTTCTGGTATTCTGTCTGGTCAAGGGCCACATGAGCATTTTCGTAGATGCACTTTTCAACCGCATCGGCAAGCATCTGTACTTCCTCAATCAGTGCAGTTTCTTGGGCTTGCAGAGGCGTGAGGTCAAGGCAAGGGCCAAGCCGCCGGTCAAGGATGCGATGATGGTATCCTTCTGGGCAAGAAGCTGGTTGACTGCCGAAATAAAGTAGCGGTGGATATCTTCATTTGTAAGGTGTGGTGTGGTGCATTTGTGGTCGCCATCAAATTTGTGATTGCACTGCCAGATGATCTTTTTGTACTTATCATTGGAGTGCCAGGTTTTGGAGCCGTACCAGCTTCCGCATTCGCCACAGCGAATTTTGCCGGAGAAAAGGTGGACACCGCTTCGTCTACCGCGCTTGCTGCGCCGTTCCATTTCCTGCTGAACCATCTCGAATACCTCTGGGGAAATGATGGCTTCGTGGTTGCCCTCCACATAATACTGCGGAATTTCGCCCTCGTTGACCTTTTTCTTTTTGGTGAGGAAATCAACCGTATAGCTTTTCTGAAGAAGTGCATCACCCTTATATTTTTCGTTAGTGAGGATACTCCGAACCGCTCCGGCGTTCCATTTATCCTTGCCGCCCGGCGATTTAATGCCGTCAGCGGTTAGCCTGGCGGCAATGCCGTGCGGCGTCATGCCTTGCAGGAACATACTGTAAATGCGGCGGATGATAACCGCTTCGTCCTTATTCAAAACCAGATTGCCATCGGGTCCCCGATCATAGCCGAGAAACCGTTTGAATGGCACGGTGACCTTCCCGTCAGCAAACCGTTTTCTCTGTCCCCAGGTACAGTTCTCTGAAATGCTGCGGCTTTCCTCCTGCGCCAGTGAGGACATGATGGTGATGAGCAGTTCGCCCTTGCTGTCCAAGGTCCAGATGTTTTCTTTCTCAAAATAGATCTCCACGCCTTTTTCCTTGAGCTGGCGCACCGTGGTCAGGCTGTCTACCGTATTTCGGGCAAAGCGGCTGACCGATTTGGTGACGATGAGGTCTATCTTGCCAGCCAGTGCATCCGCCACCATGCGTTTGAATCCCTCGCGGTGCTTGGTATTCGTACCCGTTATGCCCTCGTCCGTATACACGGAAACAAACTCCCAATCGTCCCGGCTTTTGATATAGTTGGTGTAATAGTCCACCTGGGCGCTGTAGCTGGTGAGCTGCTCCTCGCTGTCCGTGGAAACACGGGCGTAGGCGGCGGTGCGGCGCTTTTTCTTTTCATTGATCGGCGTTGCCGTGAATCGGCTTATCGTCGCCGGTATTGTCGTTACTTTCGCCACGTTTTTCCCTCCATCTCTGTATCATTACTTCTCGCATATGCTGTTTTCGCTCCTCTGTATGCCGGGGCATCTTCCGCTTGTTTTCCCATGCCGTCTCGAAGGTATGCCCGTCAAAGAAGCGGATGGAAAGCTGATATGGAGCCGTGATGTGAATGCAGACAATCTGCTCACGGAAAACCGTCTCACTAAATTCCTCCAGACCCATAGCGTCCGCACAGAGGTTTTTGAGGGCATCTTCCTTGATGCTGGGGCTTTGGCATTTTCCGCCTGACGCACATCGCCATACGGAATCAAAGCTGCCGTCTTTGTGCCGTGAACGCTGCCTGCGGTAGTTCTCGCCGCAGCTGTCGCAGCGAATGCGGCTGGTAAAGCAGGAAGTGTTGGGGCCGAGCTGATGCTCCTGCACATACCGTCCCTTGGCGGCTCTGCGCTCATCCGTCCAGCAGTCCTTCCGCATGGTGGATTCCCAGTGGTGCGGTACAATGTGGCCATCCTTAAAATAGAAAATCATCTCATTCGGAGCAGGGATCTCAATGCGGTCGATCTGCTCTGAAAAGATGATCTCATCAAACGTATCCAGTCCCATGACCACAGCGCAGGCTTCCTTGAGTATCTGTTCTGGGATGTCCTTGTTTTGGCACTTGGCATTCCCGGTTTTTCTTCGAGTCCCGCAGACCCAGATGGTGTAGTTAGCGTCAGGATCTTTTCGTCCCTTGCGGTTGGAGCGCTGATAGCTCTTTCCGCACCGACCGCACTTGATTTTGCTGGTAAAGCAGGAGGTATTGATGCTCCAGTTTGCCAAAGCCCCAAGCTCCCGGCGGCGCGCTTTCTCGGTCTGCACCGCCTGGTAGACCTCCATCGGGATGATGTCTTCGTGGGTGTTCTCCACGAAATACTGCGGCAGCTCCCCACGGTTGATCCTGCTTTTCTTGCTTATGGGGTCAACCACATATTCCTTCTGGAACAGAAGGTTGCCCGTATAAGTGATATTTCCGAGGATCTGCCGTATGGAAGTGTTACCGAAATGCTGTCCCTTATAGGATTTTACACCCATCTCGGCAAGCTGCTTTTCTGTGGTCTCCGCCGACAAACCGTTCATGTAATTGTCGTAGATGAGCCGAACGATTTTTGCCTCCTCCTCATGGATGACCAGATGATCGCCCTCCCAGCGGTACCCGTAGATTTGAAAGCGACCATTGGGAATACCTTTTTCAAATCGTTTCCGGGTACCCCATTTGACGTTGTCCGACAGGCTGCGTATCTCCTCCTGGGCAAAGGATGCTAAAAGGGTCAGCATCAACTCACCGTCCTCGGTGAGGGAGTCGATGCGCTCCTTTTCAAATTGCACGGAAACGCCCAGTTCCTTGAGCCTGCGCACTGTATTCAACAGGTCAACGGTGTTGCGCGCGAAACGGGAGATACTCTTTGTCAGAACAATGTCGATTTTTCCGGCTTCGCAGTCGGCAATCATCCGATTGAACTCTTCGCGGGCTTCGGCTTTGGTGCCGGTTATTCCGTTGTCGGCGTATACGCCCACATATTCCCAGGCGGGGTTGCTCTGTATCAAACTGCTGTAAAAGCTGACCTGTGCCGAAAGGGAGTGCTGCAGCCGCTCGGACTCCATTGAGACTCTTGCGTAGGCAGCGACCCTTTTGCGGCGCGGCATCTGCGGTGTTTTCGCTTCGATTTTATTTACAATCCGCATGAAATCACTCCTTTCCGACACTATATATCACTCTGAAAGCCAATTATATCAAGTCGTTTTCCGATAATAATGTACCCAAAGACGGCGAGAACTCGGCCCGCAGATTTGTATCAATTACGGCATATTCCTCCTCGCTCAGAAGCCCCTTTTCCCTGAGATTCTTTGCGATGGAAAGGGCGGCAAGGTAGCTCATTTCAGAGCGGAATTTATCCTCACTCATGCCCGTCACCGCCTTTGTAGCGGTCTGCGATATAGCAGGCGTGAGAGCAGTATTTTCTTTTTGCGTTGCCGTAGGCAGTGAAGGGCTTTCCGCAGTGAGCGCAGGTGAAGTGGTATATGGCTCTGCGGTTGACCTTTTCCGGGTGTGCATTCCACCAGGCGGTACGGCAGTTATCCGAGCAGAACTTGACTCGCTTTCTTCCGGGAGTCTGCGTAAGCAAAGCGCCGCACTGCAGGCAGAATCCGGCGTCCAGTTCAATGCGTCTGTTATCTGCAGCCTTCGTGCCGGTCATTCCCATCTTACGGCAGAACGCGACAACGGTATCTTTCTTCAGTCCCACCGCCTTGGCGATGGTGGCGTATCCATATCCCTGTGAGCGCAGGGCGGTAATCTGTTCTTTTTGCTGATTTGTCATTGTGGTTCCTCCGTTCCGAGGGTTTCCCTCAAT